CTTCCCTAGTATCCCTTTATTATTGGGTGATGCCATAATACATCCGTGTGGAGTCCACGGTTAACTCCACAACTTTTATAGGAATGAATATGAGTTTGAATACACCAAAGATTTTTACAATTGAAATAGAAAATATCGTTAAGGATAAAAAATTAACTCATATGGAAGCAGTTTTATGGTATTGTGAAAAAGAAGGACTCGAACCTGACACAATCAATTCTCTTATTTCAAAAGGTCTTAAAGAAAAAATTGAAGCTAATGCGAGAGAACTGAACTTTCTACCAAGACAAGCGCAGTTACCAATATGACGTATGAATTAAAAGTTCCTAATGGAACATACAAATCTGACAATTTGTTTAAATTATTTTTTGTTGTATTTCAACATAGGCTATATCATCTAATTAAAGATGGTAAATTTATGGATTAGGAAAAGATATGTTTGTAGGTTTTTTAATTTTAATATCAGTATTCTTTATGATAGATAATAAAGAATTCTTTGATCAAGTTGCAATAGATAGAGCAAAAGGTGCAGAGTGGCATTATGTTGGTAAATCTGATCTTGATCCAGCAGCAAAATCAATTCCCCTACAATGTATGGAAAATGATAATGATGGAAATACCGTACCATGCGGAGATCCATATATCATCTACAAATTAAAAAAATCTGATGATGGAACCCGTTGATGTATATTTGATGTATTGTGCTTTGAAAGCACATTTCAATAGTGATTATGATTTTTTTAAGTATGGAGGAAAAACCAAGATTTCTAGGGATTCCTTTTTTAAACGTAAAGACAGACATTTCTTTGTTAAAATTTCTAAAAAATATCGTGAGTATGATTTTATAAGAGATTATTTTGTTTCAAATTTTATAAAGCACGGAAAAGGATATGTCGCAAATTTCAGTGATGAAAATTATAAAGAATGGTTAGATAGAAGAGTAAATTTCTACAAGATTTTTATCGCCGAACTTAAACCTGTCGTAAAAGATTTTGAACCATTATTTGAGCCGAAGAATAACAATCACCCAAAATTATTAAAAGAATATCTTGGTGGACGTATTTCACTGGAAACAATAGTCATACTTGATGACCTTGTAGATTTCGGTAATAAATGGGATAAACAATTAAAGGATGATATAATTTGGCCTGACTTAAAAAAATTAATAAAAAATTACAAAGGGTTCTTGACAATTAATAAAAATAGGTATAGAATAGAACTATTAAAACTTATAGAGGAGTCCAAGTAATGGACGTTACAGTACATCTAGACGGCGATCCTGACACTAGAATAGAAGGTTTTTTTGAAGCTAAAGTTTTCGAATTGACTGAAAGAATAAAAGTTCTGGAAGGTGCTAATGCTGAATTGGATCAGCAAAACTCTGAACTTAGAGAACGAGTTCAAAAACTTTCAAGTAGACAACCCCAGTGGCCGAAAGGATATCATCCACGCAGACATAACTCTCATGTTAAAAAACATGGTAATTGGCAACCACCAGAAAGGCATCGTAGTGAGTAAAGAATATAGTAATGAGTTTAATACAGTGACAGTTGAAAAAATAGTTGTATTGATGGAAGAAATTGCAGTTCTTGAGAGTAGATATGAAGATCATAACTCTGGAAATTTAAAGACAGCAGTTAATAAATTACGTAACAGGGTTAATGAATTGAAAGGAAAAATACATGATTAAAACATTTATGCTTCTGTTAGCATTTACAATAACAGGCCCAGATGGAGAAACAAGAGATGAGAGGGTTCATGTATTGTCCCGACATTTTGATACGCAAACGGAATGTAAGGAATTTATTCATTCGTGGAGTGGTATCATCAAAGATAGAGGACTTTCTACTGTAGAGATGATGCTTGCAGAAGGGTGGACAGTATCTTTGGATGAAATTGGTTGCAGACAAAATCCCTCACAAACACAAGAAGCAGTATTAAAAATTAGTGCAAAAGAAGAAGAGTAGTGCTGGAAACAACAACAGAATATCTATATGACGACACCATGATTGTTCCCAGCTTTGTTGGAGATAATGCTCTAATAATCGGTAATGGAGAATCTAGGGATTGGTATAAACCATGTCATCAAACAATATTGACTCCAAGTGTAACGACATGGGGATGTAATGCTCTTTATCGTGATGGTTCAGTAGATAATCTTGTTGCAACAGATCATAACATGGAACAGGAAATTTATGCATCTGGATATGCTAAAAAACATACATGTTGGTTTACCGATTGGAATATATTGCCTGGAGATATTGCAGATACTTTTCTTATGGGCTATGATATTCCAAAAGAATTTGTTTTTCAGAATTCCCAGATTGGTCGTACCAGTTGTGTCATACAGGGAAAAGACCCTGCAACTGTACAGGAAAAACTTAATGAAGCTATAAAAATGAATCCAGATAGGGATGCTGCTGATCTGAAAATGAAGATGGAAAAAGATGTCGGCATCTGGATCACATGGGTAGATGAAGATGATAGCGTTATAAATTTTGATTTCCCAAGAGGATGGTCTGCTGGTAATTCTGCAATGCATTTAGCTTGTCAAAATACTGCAAAAAAGGTATATTTATTAGGGTTTGATCTTAGTGTATATGGTCAACCATTAAACAATGTATACAAGGGTACTCAGAATTATCTTCCTGCTAATGCCATAGGATTTAATCCTGTCAACTGGGTAGAACAGATGCAGACTACATTTGTAGAATTTAGAAATGTACAATTCTATTGGGTGGATACAAAATTAAAGGAAAAAATTCATTATCCCAATCTTGAATATATAACAAAGGAAGATTTGTATGAGGAGTTAAATATAGTATGACAGGCGTACCAATTTTTCCAGCAGGAATTGTAAAACAATATGTGAGCCCAATTCCATTTTATGAGTCTATTGATCTATCAAAATATACATTTACGAAGTACAAGGGGTCAACAAAACTCAGAACTGAGAAATTCAATAACATATTGCTTGATCCATTATTTAAAGATTTAAAAGCTTGGATAGAAATACAGGCTAAAGACTATCTTGAAAATGAGCTTAGTGTGGATTATGAAGAATTTTTCTTTTCTGAAAGTTGGATCAACCTCTCTGATAAGGGTGGTGAACAGAAAGTTCACAATCATTCCAATTCCATCATTAGTGGAACATACTATCTGAAATCAGAAAATGGCCATCCTCCGCTTGATTTTCATAAGGTTAAGCATGAGATGGAACCTTTCATTTCACTCACGGAACATTACAAAGAAGGAAATCCAAATACATCATCAAAACTATCTTTTCCCAGTACACAAGACACTATGTTAATCTTTAATTCACAATTATATCATGGCCACATGTCAAACGAACTTGAAGAAAACAGGATTGGTCTTTCGTGGAATGGTCTTATCAATTTTAAGCAAAAAGACAGAAATCTTTATAGGATAAGGTTTGTTAAAGAAGAGAAATGATAACAATAATAGATGATTTTTTAGATGATGACCATTACGAAGCACTAGGTAATACTTCTATGGTATTTTCTAAGGTACATTGGGTAGGTAAACAAGCAGAACCAGAAAACGCATTTCATGAATTTGTGCATAAGATATTTAAGTCTTTTTGGCCAGAGGGAGATAATTCTATCTCTGGTGCAACCTCATGGTGGAACATTCGTCCAACAAATCCTAAACCGCATAGTGATATTGTATCTTATTGCAGTGCTGGGGGAATAGACTATACACCAAAGTGTCCGCCTGAAAAGACGTTTGTGTACTACCTGAGAGCACCTGAGAAGGGTGGACAACTTAACATCTATACTAAACCTCCTATTACAAACATGAAAATTGGAAACAAAGAGTTCTTCTCATGGGCTGATTATGAAACTGATTCAATTGCTCCTATTGTGAATAGATTGATATCTTTTCCAATGGATGTAACACATGCGGTACAACCATATGAAGGCAATCGTGTATCCCTTGGTGCAATCTTCTGGAATACTCTTCCCACCATATATGGAGAGACGAATCCCTCATATCAATACATCATATGACCGGCCCTGGGAACAGGAAGAGAATATAGAAAGTGGCCGGAAATTAACAGAAGAGTCTTTTTTAAAGTCCTAAATATAACAAGATTTGTTAAAGAAGGAACTTGACAAATCTTATAAAACAGTATATATTAAGTATATTAACATACGTAAACATAAGGAGATACATATGTCGTTAAGTACACTCAAAAAGTCCAATTCGTTGGACAAACTGCTCGGCGCAGTTCAAGCCGAAAATGAACCTCTCGAAAAGAAGTCCTATGTGGACGAGCGTCTGTGGAAGCCGGAACTTGATAAGACAGGTAATGGTTATGCAGTCATTCGTTTTCTTCCGGCAGTAAAGGGTGAAGACCTTCCTTGGGCAAAACTCTGGAGTCATGCATTTCAAGGTCCAACTGGACAGTGGTATATTGAAAACTCACTTACTACTCTTGGACAGAATGACCCTGTGTCTGAAATGAATTCAGCTTACTGGAATTCTGGTATAGAGTCCGATAAGGAAATTGCTCGGAAACAGAAGAGGAAATTACAATATTTCTCTAACATCTATGTGGTGACTGACAAGAAACATCCTGAGAGTGAGGGAAAAGTGTTTCTGTTCCGTTATGGTAAGAAAATCTTTGATAAAATCATGGAGGCTATGCAGCCTGCATTTGAAGATGAAACTGCTATCAATCCATATGATTTTTGGGAAGGTGCAAATTTCTTACTCAAAATTCGGAAGGTCGATGGTTATTGGAACTATGACAAATCAGAATTTGCAGCACCTTCTGCATTATTTGATGATGACGATAAACTTGAAAAGTTGTGGGAAACGGAATATTCTCTCAAGGAATTTACTGCACCCACTAATTTTAAATCCTACGATGAGTTGAAGACTCGTCTGGATATGGTTCTTGCTGGTACAACAGTTGTGGGTAATGTAACAGATGTTACTACTTCTTTTGATGAACCAGTTGAGACTGTTACTGTGGATACAAAAGAGGAGCCTGCTCCTAAA